GGACAATGAACATTCCACTCTTCTCCAGTAGATACGCGCTTTAATGTATATGTTGGCACTATACTAAACCTTTATGAGGAGGATTACCACTAAAACTATCAACCCTACCGATAGGATTTTTATATTGCGAAGCACGAATTTCTTCTTTAATTTCTGAAACTCTATGATTCATCCATGAAATTGCAGTATTAATATGTCCAGTATCATGCGGCTGTAATCTTGATTCTGCAATTTTAATTTCTTTATATAAGAAGTCAAGTTGATCTAATTTATCCATTACTATATTTCTCCTGAAACCATCCTGGTTTTGAACGTTTTGTCCATACCATTTTGAAACGATCTTGTTTTGTTTGGTAAAAAGCACGATATGACAATACGGCATTTTCTAACATGCATTCTGGATTTGCTTTCATTGCAAGCTTGAATGGAGTTAGTTTACCTTTTGGTATATTTTTTGGTCGTATACGTAAAGGTTGCAATAATCGTTCAGACGAGTGGACTTTACCATACCTGTATGTATACTCGTCGCATAAAGCTTTAAAATGTATCCAATGCCAATCATAATTAAGATTGGATTCCATAGTCCATACTGTACAAGGATGCTTATAATGTACAGCCTTGTATAGTGTTTCGTCAAGATGAGCATCATCGAACAAGCGATAGTGTTTTACCATACGTTTACCAGATTTTGATGGAGCAATTTGTATAGTACCATCTAACATACGATGCGCTGTAGATAGCATTTGTGCAGACTCTACAATCATCTTTACCACATGTTTGTCACATTGCAATTGAGCAGCAATCACTGGATCTTTATCAAGAATAAAAATATTCATACCTGTCTCCATTCAGTATAGCATTATTATACACTGTTTCTGCGTCAATGTACATGATTAATTCGTATTTAACTTTTTCATTTAATTTTACAGATTCATTAGGGTTTCTACCTAACCACTTCCATGTAATAAACGTATCAATGTTTTTCTTAATAATATTCTTATATACATAATCTGTTAGACGAAGTACACCTTCTTTATTATGGTATTTGAAATCGCATTTGCCAAAAAATTCATGTTCTGTATCGTATTCATAACCTTCATGCAATACATGACCACTACCTTTGACGCTGCATAAGTGTCTTTCAGGAAATTCAAAAGACCATTGACGAGCTGCTAATACAGGATCTCTGGTATCATCGCTAACTTTTTTATTCAGGTAATCAATAAATTCCTGATTAACTATACCGCTATATTTCATAGGGATACTACCTCCGCTTAATTAAGATATACTTATTATACCATATGGGCCGAGATTGTACACCGGTTTATTTTGTTTTAAGTGGGATTTGGTTGCATTTCCTCTAATGTTCGTAACACAAAATCTCTTTTTGCTTTAATCTTTTGCGCCTGCTCGACTCTGCCTTTAGCTAATAATTTCTTAGCATAATCTGCTAGATCTTGGCTATCTTTAACGAGTCTTTCTTTTTGAGCAAATACCATTAGAATTTTCTCCATAAAAAAAGAGCATGACACAGAATGCGCACATGCTCTTAGGTTAGTTGTGAAATTAAAGCTATTCTCCGATAAGACCAGGGAATGCCTCCTGAATTATTGTTTTTGTAACACCATCAGGTGTTTTCTTATTAATCATATTTACCATCAATTCTGCATCATTTGGATGAATTGATTCCAAAATAGAAAGAAAAACTTTCTCTCTTTTGAATTGTGGCATCTGATCACCTTTACCACCTTTTGCAAAGTAGGTAAATTTTTTATTCTGACGTTTAAGATTAGATGGAGCATTATGCTCTTCACATGGGGTGTACGGAACTTCTCCAGCTGGCAAATGCCAATTAATTCTTGGATCCATAGATCCTTTAATTATATCTTTCAAAGCCCATGATTCATTATCTTTTAGAATAGAAATTTTTTCTGACTTAGATGCGGCTTTTTTAACATCCTCAAATACTTCATATACATACATTTTCATTTATTATATAAACTCCTGAACCGATTCAATTAACTGGTTACACCTTTTATTTATCAAATATGGAAACACCATACCGCGCTTTTCTTGTGCAATCGATTGATTAAATTCTTGAATGATTGCATTTTTTAGATCTTGCGGTGTTTCTGTAAGATCAATTAGTTTCTTATTACGACAATAGTTACGATACCAACTAGCCGCATATAATAGTTCACCATCATTAAGATCTTCGATAATAGTGTCTAGCTTTTTCTTTGATAGTGGTGTTTGCCTTCTACTTTCTACAAATACATCATCATCTGATAATACGTTTGGTACACCATCAGATGTATCACCACGCATAATTTGTTCTACTAAGAATGCACGTGGATTTTTTTCTATAACTAGCTTTTTCTGGACTGGAGAAAACTGTGTAACATTATCATACTTCTGTAATTGAACAAAGTCTTTATCACCAGAAATAATCATAACATCTTCGTACTGACCAAATTCTTGAGTATTTTCTACTATCGTAGCAATAATATCATCAGCTTCACAGCCATCGATATGCAATACTTTATATGGAAAGTTTTCTTTGATTTCTTCGCGAACATTATTCATAATAGTAAATGCTGCATTCCAATCAAATGAAGATGTATCTCGTGTTTTCTTACGATTTGCTTTGTATTGCGGATAGTGTGATTTACGCCAGTTGTTGGGTCCGTCACACGCAAGTACGAGTTCTCCATACTTATCTTTGTATTTAGTGCGATACATACGTAACGTGTTAAGAATCATATGACGAATCATATCTTCTTCGTTAAGTTTTTGTACAGCAATATTAGCCACAGCAATGGCACTAAAGTCTACTAAAATCATAATATAGTTCCTATCTTTATTGTAGGTCTATTATACCACTATTTTCCGTAAATGTACATATATATTTTTACTTGATATGAAAAAACTTCAGGATACATTTCTGGATCTACTAGTTTGTCTCCGTAGAAATCCTTAAGTCTTTTGGTAAATGTCTCGAATGTATCTTGCATCCTATAAACTCATTATAATATTCGTCGCTAATAAGAACATCATTGTCAAATTGGAATTTAGCCTCAAAATAAGACATCTCACCTTTAGTTCTACATAGCTTTAAGATTTCTCTTTTGTAACTATCTTGCCCTCGTTGTTCAACGAGTAATTGAAGTTCTTTATTAGATCCATAATATTGTTGCCAGTCACTTGGGACTCTGGTTTTGACTCTTCGGTTTCTCTTAGAATTTTTTGGTAATACCTTAGGCCTCCAAAAGTTCTTTTTACCGATATATTTTTTGTTTGTACCCAATTCTGTGATAACATACACAAATCCTTGGTAGTCATCTGGGGTTTCATTGTATTCTGATTCATTATAGTACCACATACTACTATATATCGTTTTCAGTAATATCTTCTATATTAGCTCTACATCCACAAATTGAGCAATATTCTGGGTTTTCACCGTTATTAACCAGTACAATCGTTGTCGATTCGCACTCCTCGCATTCTATCCGGTATTCGTTTTCCACTTTGCTCTAATATCTCCTGTTTACGTTGATCGTCACAGTAAAACCATTCTCTAATCTCATTAGAAGAACGACCACAGCCTTCGCAATGGTCGTCCTCTATTTGACACACCTTTATACAAGGTGATGGAATACTAGAAATCGATTTCACAGGCTCCACCTGCACACGCAGCTGCTGCAAGAGTATCAACATCTGTAAATTTTTGTTGAGTCAAATCTGTTTTCCAATTTACTGGTTTTAGATTTTGCTGAATCTTATTCCATTTATGCAAAAGATATGCATCTTTCAAACAATGCTCTGCTTTTTTCATATCACCTTTAAAATAATTATTAGCGAAGTTTTCATAACGACGAATCCAGTCTTGTCTTGCTGAATTCTCTGCAGACTCGAGACTAATATCAAGACCAAACCCTTGAGCCGTTGAACAAGCATCCCACAAATTAGGGAATACTTTAATTGCATCAACGACAAGACCTGAAGCAAAAATGGCAGCAGTGCCGTATTCTTTTACCATTTTCTTTTCGTCAATCACTGCAGTGTTTGGCGCTTGATTATAGTCTTTATCACCTGTTGGCGATAAGAATGAAATACCTGAAAAAGAATAACGATTCTCAAACACATATTTTTCTACTTCATCCCAATCATCTACAATAATAGTATTTGATACGTTATGACGAATACCTTTATCGGCACATAGTTCTTCATTAGTACCAGCAATAACCCAATGCTTTTGAGCTTTTGCTACTAATTCTAAATGTTTTACGCCATATAGATCATCTTTATACATTGAACCTTTCTTTGGAACAATCGGAAACGACACCACAACATCAGTTCCGTTAGCAGACCATACTGACTCTTCAACCATATACGGATTAGTTTTTGTAATTGCTTGAGTAATTTCAGATTCTTTATTCATTTGTACGTTGCGGATGTACAAACTAGAATGTTCGGCATGAATTCCACTTGCTGTTTGGAGTAACACTGAAGCGTTGCCAGATGGTTTAACGCAAGTAGTACGAGCAGCAGCATTAATCCCGATAATGGCAGCAACTTCTTTGTTAGTTTCTTTAACAATCTTTGCTCCTTTTTGAAGAACCTTTTCGTCAAACAATACTTTTGGATTATTCATCCAACCAGTAATAGAAACACCGAGCAATGCTTCTCTGTCAAAGATCTTCTTCGATACAGGACTTAAGAATTCAAAGTCAGTATAACCTGCTTGCAGAGTTCCAAGAATTGCTCCTGCTCTACACGCCTTATAGAAGTCTTCTTCAGTATGACATTTACCGCCATTAATTTCTGTTAGGTTACAACCTTGCCAACCTGATTCTCCCTCATATTGTGGGAACATACCAATCTCGACACACGGATTAGTAGTGTGTTCTTTTGATGTAGTAAAGTAAAAGCCAGGCTCACCGAATGATTTGACTGATTCCATAATCTTTGCAAACATTTCAGGAGTTGCTTCATCGCGGACGATTACTGCTGAGTTGTTTGAACGTCCACGCTGTGGATTGTCCATAAACCAGTTACCAGTTTTTGCTGTCATCATCTCATCGTCTTCTGGAGAGAATAAGCAAATAGTTGCAGAACGACGAACACCGCCAGAAAGAACTGCATCAGCTGCATGCATGCAAATATCATAAACCATTAAAGGACTAATATTAACAGTGTCTTTTGAATCAATCACCTTTGCTTGAAGCATGTGTTCAATCTTGTCAAGTGATTTACGTAAACCTTCTGGACCAGGAGCTTTGAATCCGCCAGAAATCTTTGCTCCCTTTGGTCGAATATTTGATAGATCAAAGAAAACTCTACGACCTTCAAAATCTGGATGTTTACCACCACCAACAAAATACGAAGACATAAGAACATCAAGAGCAGAAGCCCATCCTTCGATAGAATCTTCTACAATATAACCTTTAGCCTGTTTAGTGCGCTGTTGCAATTGTGGCAGTTTAGCTACATGATGTTGTTGCACAGAAAATCCTGCACCAGCACCACACAATAGAATATAGAAATATTCACCAAAGAACGCAGGACGATCAGCATATGAAGAAGTACAGTTGTACATTCTCATTTGATGTTTCTTTAGCTGTTCACCACCAAATTGTAGTGCGCGTTGAGCGCCAAGAACTCTTTGTTCCTTATATGCGTTCTTTGCTTCTTCGAGATATGGAGCTAACAAGTTTCCTTGATTTTTATAATTCTCGTCATGCATATCAATAACACGATCGACGGCTTCTTCCCAATTTTCATACTGCCCAGCGTCTTCTTTGAAACGAGAATATCCATCATAGAATCGAGTTTCGGACAAAAACTCTCTCGTGTCTACAAACTGTGTTTGCATACCCATATACCTCTTTGTTTGATTGTTTAATAGATGTAGTATTATATATCATTTTCACTGTTTTGTAAACAGCTAAATCACGCCTCGGGAAGAAAATATTTTTCAATCATTTCAATTTGATCGTTATATTTTGCAATCTCAGTTAATTCGATTTCAATTGCTTCAATAATGTCCGAGTGTTCTCCAATCCCGGCAGGATTGGCAAGATATACTTCTACGTTTGCGATGTGTTTATCTACGTGACCCTTCGCATGAGTCAGTGTGCTTGTCAATAATAGGTCTCTCATGTTTTTCTTTCCTTAACATATCAAATGCCCAAGTAATTTCTCTACATTGCCAGCATCTACTACAATGGCCGACTGTATACTCAAGGCAACTTTGTGATTCACTAATATCTATACCCTCTGTATGAGCAAGATCTATAATATGGTATTTGTATAAATGTAAAAACGGTGCTTTTACATGAGGAAATGGAATATAAAATGGTCTATATGGTCTACCATCAATATCAAATTGTGGGAAATGTTCAATTGGTGGTTGAACATTTAGGCCTAAATAAATATCTATTCCACGAATGTGTTGTATAGCTTTTACCATCATTTCTTTTGGATTTGACGGATCAACAGAAATTGTATTTGGAAATTTACCGATGTGCTCTGCAACAGTTAATGGAGTATCAAATCCATCACCACGATCTGCAGTATAAACTTCAACTTCGGTGTGTCTTGAAAGTAAATGATATAATACTAAACTATCAATTCCACCTGACATTAAGAGGGCTACTTTTTCTTTAGGATTTAAAGTAACTACTCTTCTATCCCACATAGGGCCACATACATACTCAATCAATGATTTACCTACTTTTTCCTAGCTTTATCAATTGCTCTAGAACCGAACCAAAACGAAATGATGGCTGCAAAAATTGCTTTTGTATCATCATCCCATAACAACTGAATTGCTTCAGAAAATTCTGTTCCCTTATCAAGTGCTTCCATTAAAAGTGTAATTTCAATAGTAGCGAATAATCCAAAGAACGCATAGGTAATTACTGGTCGTACAGATCTTTGCAATCCAGAGATAAACCCTGTTCCTTTGTTAATACTTATATCATGTTGAATCAGACGATCGTGCTCTTTGTCGGCACCCATCTGTTCATAGACTTTAATTTCATGATCATAGCCTTGAGCTCTTAGCTCGGCCATTGTCTTCATTTTCTCAAGTTCGTGTTTTTTATCTGCTTTATCTTTAAACGAATCTGTAATTGCAGGTACAGCAGAAGAAGCAAATCCAATTAAGGATCCTAATAACGAAAGCATTATTCTATTCCTTTTTCTTTATAATAATCTCTAAATCTTTTTAACAATAAAGGAGTACCTTTTTTCTTACGGCGATCATGTACTCTATTTGTTTTAAACCGTGGGCCCATAGCAGTATCTGCAGGATTAGGAATTGCCGATGTGTTTACCGTAGGCTCTTCTTTAAGCTTTTTATCCATTGCTTTTTCCTATTGATGTCATATTTTAAACCGAAAATGTCCCGTTACCTGTAAATCTATAAACAAAGTGTGTGCCTGATTGTGTTTCTGTTACATTTGAACCAGTTGTAGTAAGTTGACCCGAAGATCTTACGATTACCACACCATCTGCACCGTTTGATATCGTAGCAGCATTAGCGTTAGTGTAACCACCGCCACCTCCGCCAGAACCAGTATTTGCATCTGGTGCTGTAGGCACACCAGAATTATTTGCACCATCGCCACCTACACCACTTGAACCACCAGCAGCAGATCCAGCATTATGAGAACCACCACCTCCACCTGCTGCATAGATGACAGATGTACCTGTAATAGAATATGCTAGTCCTGCACCACCAGTTGATGAGTTTGCGCCTGAACTACTATTATTGGTAGCATTTCCTCCTACGCCACCTGCGCCTCCGCCACCGCCTGCGGGGGAGTTACCAGCCTCGTATCCAGCACCACCATTATTACCTTGTCCAGCAGTACCAGCACCTCCAGGTAACGCGTTACTACCAACAGCTACGTTAC